CAAATATTTTTATTCATTTTCTTCTAAAGGCCCTCTATTTCCTTTTCTTTGTTCTATAAGTTTAGATTGATTTCTTGCAGATTGATTTTGAACTTCTTTTCTTGCTTGTCCTGATATAGATGCAGCTCCTTCTTTTCCTAAATTAGAAAGCTCTATTTCTCTTAATCTTCTTTGATGTTGAGATTGCTCAAATCTTTCTTTTAATTCAAAGTCTAATTGTCTTAATTGTATCTCTGATTCTAGTTTAGCTCTTGCTTTATCTCTTTCTAAAGCTAATTGTGTTTCTAGCTCTTGTTGTTTTAATTGTGCTGACTGTTGAGCAGATTGCTGTTGAAGCATAGCATTTTGTTCAGAGGCTTGTTGTGATAAAAATCTTTGTTCTTCTTGATATTTTTTTCTTCTTAAGATTAACATTTGATTAGACATCTTTACATTTTTAATAGATCTAATTATAATAGCGTCTTCTAATCTTAATTCTTTTTGTGCTAAAGAAATTTGTATATTTTGCTCCATTAATTGTCTTTCCTCTTGACTAGGGGATACATCTAATATTATTCCAAACTCATGCAAGGATATTTTTTTCATCATATCTATACTATTCATAGAGCCATCTCCTATAACATTAGAATACATAGAGTGTAATCCTACAAAATTAACTAAGTCTTGCATTCTCATAGATATACATTCAGATATTCTTTTTGTTACATTTAAATAAGCATCATTAATATCTCTTGTCGCATTATTAGATGCAAGCAGAGCTAGTTTTTGAACTCCTACTAAAGCTTCATTAGATGGTTGAGTTGCATCTCTTGCTTCATTAACGCCAGTTACATCTCTAATCATTTGCAAATTATGATTATAAACATTTATAAGGGTTACAAAATCTCTACCTATACCATTTTCTAATTCTGCAATAGGTAAAGCTCCTGTCATATTACCCTCATCATCAATACGTCTATAATATATATTACCAGTTTGATCATATATTTCTTGAAGCTCCATAGGTGTAAATGTACCACCATCTCCTTTAGATACATTTTCTAAAGATCCTACTTCAAATGCAGCACCTTTTGGTCTTGCCTTAGCAAGTGTATGCTGTATTTTTAAATGAGCAAGTTGTATTTGATCTGCAAAAGGAATCATTCTGTCAACCAAAGATTTATTTTTCATCTTGTATAAATTTGGCTGATAAACTACATACGATAATTTAGTTTCAGATAAATTAGATTTTGGCCTTGGCATATCTTGCATCATAGAATAATTAAATATATAATCTGTATTTACTATATACTTACCTTTATATATTACCTTTACAGTTGAGCCAATATTTTCTCTTTTATTTTTAGATACTTTTGGTGGTTTATAGTTTGATGGTTTTTTATTTACAGAAAATCCTCCAAAGTTGTTTTCTTTTTTCTCATAATTTAAACTATGACTTGTAATAAACTCTGCGTCTAAAACATTAACACTAAATTTATCATAATCATAAGTTTCATTTCCATTATCATAATAAGCTCTATCACCATAAGTCATAGGATTATTATTTTTACCTGCGTATTCTTTTGCTATTTTCTGGTAGTCATCCTCACTAAATTCATCTCCAGCTATTTGTTTTAAATCTGCTATTGTCATAGAATATATTTCACCTGCGTGTCTTATATTTTTATAATCTGGTTTTGATGAGTAAGATGTAATTAAGTTAGCTGGATCAACGTGCCTTATCTTTAATCCACTTACTGGATTTAACTCTATTTTACTAGCACATAATCCTAAAACAACTAAATCTCTAATCATATATCTTTTAATTAAATCATAGTCATTTATATCTAACGTGTAACCTATTGCTTTTTCTAAAGCTAGTTCAACATTTTGCTTATAATTTAAAGACATAAACATATCTATTTCTTCTGCAGTTTCGGCAACAAAATCTTTTTTAGTTAATTCTAAACCAGATATGTCTTCCATGTTTTCAAAAAACTTTTTGTTTATCATATCTGCAAACATAGATTTTCTTTTATTTAATCTTTCCTCTGCAGCTATTGGATCTATAGAAGTTGCCTTTATATCATATTCTTGATTTACCATTCCATTAACAATAACATCTACAAACTTTGGTATTATTGAAACTGGTGTAAAATCTATATTTAAATAAGCAGTATCACCTTGAACATCTAATAAATCTTTATACTTTCCTATATCTTGACTACCCTCTGCATAAGCTCTATTTCTAGAGTATCTCATTTTTACATCTCTATAATAAACATCAGAATTTTTACTATAATCATAATACATAGCTTTTAAATAATCAAGCCCATATTCTTTACTAGCTTTTTCCTCGTTGGTAGCTAATGGATTAGGATATCCATTTAATTTATCTTTAGAGTTATTATACATCATGCCTTAATTCTTTTACTATACGTACCTTTAATATTATATTTTTTTACTAAACTATATGTTTTTTTTATTTCTTTTTTCTTTTTTATATATTTTTGTGAAGCCAGCAATGCTAAAGATGAAGATATACTAGCGTCATATTTTGTTCTATTGTCTATTTCAAATCTACTCCAATCATCTAAAAGCTTGTTAAAGTAACAAGAACCTATTTCTCCTGTATCAGAATTATAACCTACATAATCATATATGTATGAAGCTATAGCTTCTGCTTGTGAGTTTATAACAGCTACTCCTGATCCAGGTATTCCTTTTGTCTTTTGCTTTCCTTTACTCCACTCTGTATGTGTTGTATCAGGTCTATCCATTAATTATTCCTACCTTATTATTTTCAACTAACATTTGACACCCATAAAATACACACATCTTGATCATGTCCTCATAAAATATTTCTGCTTTAGGTGGTCTATTAATGTATTCACATACAAACTGCATAGAAGCACCACTCGACATACTAAACTTATGAAATACATGAGCAGCAGCATCAGATCTCCTACCATCAGTAGTTGTATCATGGTCATAGGGGTCACAACCTGCAACCAAACTATCTGCCCTACCTGGAAACTTTTTATTATTTTTTGATATAATAATATTTTGATTTTCAACGTCAGGAACCCAGCTGATTTCCCACTTACCTTTTTTATGAGGTATCCAAATAACTTGTTTATCTTGTATTCCATTTTTCCAAACAAACTCACCTTTTGTAGTATTTATATTATTTATCAAATTGTAATCTATTTGTTCATAAATTTTTTCAACATCAAATATACAACTTTGTGTATCATTTCTAAAAGCTTCTTCTATAGTAAATGGAAACTGACGTTTAAATTCTGATAAAGATACTGTATCATTCTTTAAAGCTTCCCTTCTATTTTCTATATAATCTTTAGCTCCTATATCAATCATCATTTCATCTATACCCATTATAGGTTTCTCTGAAGTTACAATTACTGATTTACCATACTCATCTATAAATCCTTCTAGATTGTCGTATGCAGGTATAAATAATTTATAAAGTCCACTTTTTGTTCTACCATTTAAATCTTTTTCTGATAAATTAGAATTATAAAATATATCTTTAAACTCTGCTCCACCATCTTGTTGTTTATTAGCTGTTGAACCCATTAAACATTTTCCTATAACTTTTCTTCCTAGTAGTAAACAAGTTTGTGTAACTCCCCAATTCTTTTTGATAGAATTTTGACCTGTCCATTTTCCTGCCTCATCATGAACTAATAACTTTAACTTCATACCATCATAACTATTATCAGATGTATTTCTCCAATCTATAGTTGTATTTAAAGCTTCTGACTTTTCTATATGTTTTTGATTCTTAGTAATCTTTTTTGCAGGTTCTCTAAAAGCTAACTCTACTCTAGGATTACTAGAACCATCTTGTATAGGTTGAAAAAAGAAAGGATAGTTCCTATAAATCTTAACAACCTTATCTGTAAACATAGCTTTAGCATCAGCTCCAGTTTTAGATAATAATCCAAAATGACTATCGTATGTTTGTGTAGCTAAATTAACTATCTCTGAACTTGCCATGTATGAAAATCCAGATCTACGATTTTTTAAAAAACACATACCATAAGAGTTTTTATCTAGTTTACAAGCTTCCCAAAAAATAAAGAACTCTCTGTTTGCTTCTCTATAATCAGGATATCCAATATCTATTTTACTCCATTGTAAAAACATATAATGAGATCCTGTTATATAAGTTGGCTCTCCATTATTGAAAAACCACAAACCTTCTCTTCTCCTTCTAAACTCTTCATCTATATAATCTACATAATCTGTAGCATTATCTCTAGTAAGACCAGATGGAAGTTTTTGTCTTTTCCACTTTTGATCTTTCTTTTTTAAATCATAATATAATATATTTTTTTTCAGCCTTGGTTTTTTAGGAAGTACAATTTTCAAATTATCATACTCTAATACCTCTCCTTTACTATTATCTAACAAATATATCTTATCATTTTTTTGCATACTTTTCTGCGAAAGAACCTTTAAAGTCTTTCTTTTCTTGAATTAAATTATCACCCTCTCCAATTCTTTCCTCTAAATTTTTTATACCTAAAAGTATTTCTTGACAATCTTCAAAGCATTCTCTTTTTGCTTTTATAGCTTGCCTTCTTTTAGCGTCATCTTCTTCAAGTAAAGGCTTTCCTATTTCTTCTATTAAAACATCTACAGCCTTTTTACTTGCATCTATTAATCTATCTAAAGTTTTTAAAGCGTAATCTTTATTTTTCATATACCCCTAGAATATCAAAGTTTCTCATCCTAAGAAGAGGTGAACCATTAATGTTCATATCATACTCAGAATTTTTACTAAACAATACTCTATCTCCAACATTAACACCTTGCTCCTTTAAATCATTATTTATATATACTGCCTCTCCATGAAGCTCTACTTCTTTATCTTCAGCGTCTAAAATTATACCAGACTTTGTAATTCTTGCTGGTGTTTTTTCTTGTTTTATAAAATTCCAAACTCCTATTGGAATCATCTCTCCATCTCTTTCTACAAGATAAATTTGATTTTTATCTGCCTGATAAATATTTTTATCTTTTATATAAGATACTTTATTAGTATCTGTTGGTACAAAATGGTGAAACCATATTTTATCACCTTCTTGTACATTTAATTCATTATTTATTGGAACTTTATATACAATTCCAAATTGTCTTGCTAATCTCATAGGATCAAAAGATGTATCTCTATACATTTCTATTCCATTTAGCGTAAAGGTATCTTCTGTTTCTTTGGCTACCTCTATCCAGTATAAGTCTTTTATTGGCTTCATATTAAATTTATTTTACTTCGTATTCTTCTAATTTTTCTGTATTGTATTCTATCGCTGTTGGCTGAGAAAAAAATCTCTTCCAAGGTCTAGAAAACTCCTCAGTTATTTTCTTAACGTATACATCATACACAACTTGTTGATGTTTGTACCATGCAGCCTCATCTTGTATGATAGCTGTAACTATAAGAGAACCTCCTAACATTTTTTGACCCACTTGATATGTAAGTCCTTGTTTTAAGTCCCCTATTGTTATTTTTCTTATTATAGGGTTTATAGCTTCCATTTAATTTAATTTATATATTATTCAAAAAAATCTCTAGATATTCTAACATGACCAACATGAATTTTTTTAGATGCAGTAGTTTTAGTTCCAACACTAGTCATAGGTATTAAATCTATATCATCTGTCATAGCTAAAGATTTTTTAGTAGAATCAGTTTCAGTAGTACCACCTGCTGTTACTGCTTGTGATAAACCTTTTCTTTCATTATTAACAAAAACACTTATTTGCCTGTTAGAGTCAAAAATCATTTTTAATCTATAAACAGTATTAGCAGTAACAACTACATTTAAATCAGTAACAAAATCAAATCCTCCTACACTGTATATAAAATGTAAATTTGCATTATTTCCAAGAGTTCCTAATTCATCTGTTGTGTCATAAAAAAATATAGCTTTATCATCATCTTGTGCGTAAGTTAAAGTAGTAGAAGTTAATCTTAATCCAGTTTGAAAATCCATATCTGCAATACTTGAATCTGTTATAATTACTGTGTCGTATTCTATTTTATTTTCTGTACCAAATTTTACAGCTGACCATGCTGATGAATTTACTCCACCTGGAATCTCAACAGCTGTTCTGGGAACAAGTGTTGTTCTATCATTATCTGTTGTTCCTGTTAATAAAGTTGCTCCAGGAGAACTTGTTGGTCTAGCTGTAGCAGCTGCACTCATATTAGTAGTTCCTCCAAAATCTCCTTTTATTACATGATTTTGATTTGGTGAAATGTGTGGATCTATACTAAAATATAATATAAAAGTGCCAGAGGCTATATCTGTTCCATTAGTACCTAATCTTATTTTACAAGAACCATCAGTGGTGTCATGTACAGTAACAGAAACTATAGCATTATCTGCTAAAGTTCCAGCATCTACTATTTGAACAAGAACTTGAGATGATGTAGCAAAAATATGATCATTATTAAATGTAAATTCAACAGTATCTGTAGCTCCAAGATCTACTGCTTGCATAGTAATTACACCATGCTTACCATTTAAAGTAACAGCAGTTGTTGCACTTGAGTCTTGCGTTACAGATGATATCTCTACACTTGGAAGCTTTTCAAAAGACTCCATTAATTCATATCTATCTTGAGATTGAGTTAATGAACCTGATATATTTAAATTACCTGCACTATCAAGCTTCATAGTCTCAGCACCTGAAGTTGTAAATTTTAAACTATTTTCTGAATGATCATAAGTTATTTTACCTACATCATTATCATTAGCATCACCAAAAAATATGTTACCCAATGAAGATGCTCCAGATAATATTGATAAACCACTATCTGCTGAGTTTTCTAAAACTAATTGATTTGCAGAAGGATTAGCAGTTACTGCTCCTGCAGTTACAGATAAGACATGAAGTAATCCATCTGGATCTACACCACCTGTACCTATACCAACTTTTAAAAATTCTACTTTATCTGTAGAAATACTCATAGAAGTGTCCTGACCTTTACCTGTTTGAATTGGTTTTAAATTAGTGTCAGTTACCTCAGTTGGAGTTTGAAGTAATCTTTGATATGTTTGTGATATTGATTTTCCTTGTAACGTGCTCATTTTATTTTTTCTTTATTTTTTCTATAGATCTACCTGCAAAATATGCACCATAAACTGTAATTAACAGCGTTTGGTATATTGGCACGTAGCTATCTTGTATTTTAAATTCTCCTATGTTGCCATCAAACATTGACAAAACTACAAAAATTACTGTTAAAAAAACACATATTAAAGGTCTAATATTTTTACTAAGCCAGTTATCAGATCTCATATCTGACTCCCATCTTCTAGTTACTTGATCTTGTGCGTCTGACTCTGCCTTTAATAAAAGTTCTTTTATAGCTTTTCTTGCAGCTAATCTTTCCTCATCTGAAGTGCTTAAATTATCTACAACGTTTCCTATCTTTTCAATAGCACTACCACCTAATATGTTTAATATCTTTTTCAAGAACTTATCTTTGTTTATATTTAGGAATAGCATCTGCAAATCTATAAGCTGTCTTACCTAAATCATTTTTGTAAGCTTCTAAGATTTGTCTTCTGTTATTATCTTTACTATATGATATATGAATCCATGAAAAATTAAACTCATTTATCATTTGATCAAACTCAATGTCATTGTTAAGAATCCAATCATACATAACTTTGTTATTCATATTTCCTCCTTTCCAAAACTGCAAATCCAAAGCTTCACCTTTACAATGCTGACTACGAGTACTTCCCCCAATCGCACGATTAAGTTTAGGGTTGCGATAACCACTACTAATCCTAATAGCACCAATACTGCTACGCATAGGTTGAACAACCTGCTTAATAAGGAGCTGGATGTTTTGTAAGTGTTTGGCTGTGGGTGCATTATCTATACCTTTTCTTATAGCTGTATTGCTATGTATTATTTCACTTAATGAAAAATTTTCGCTTAACTTCATAATTATGTACTTTTAAACCATCAATTTTACACTTAATTCTATCTCATTGAAACTTACTTAATATTATTTTATCTATAGACTTTTGAACTTTTTTTTTGTCAGCCTGTAGTTGCATCATAATATTAGGAAGAAACCTTTCTTCCTCTGTCCCATTGTTTAATACTATAACTGTAGGTATAGTCATAACATTAAATCTAGTTTTAAGCCTACTATTTTTTACTATACATAATTTATAAGCTTTACAATCTTTTAAACTATTTAAGAAATCAACTTCATTATTAGAGTTCCATTCTGCCCAAAACTCTACAACAACTATACCTTTAGATGTTTTAGAATTAAAGTCTTCATCTCCAATAAAATCTTGTGCCTGTAAAAAACAAGGCAGTAAGAAAACAATTAAAGTCATGATAACTATGACAAAAATTAATATTCTGTCTGGCCAATCTTTCATAAATTTATTTTAATTTATCTATCTTTTGTTCTACTCGAACCATTTGTGCTTTTATTTCTTTTACATCTTCTTGAGTTGCCATTATGGTTTGTCTAATAAGTTGATCTTTCATATCAAACTCCATACGAGTAACCTCTGGATCTGGAGGAAGTGGAAGTTGTTTTGCCTCTGTTATATCTGCTTGAAGTGTAAACCACATTCCAACTAATGTAAATATTAATGCAGCTATTCCTGCTAAAGTTTTTATACTTATTTGTATCTGACTATTTTCGTCTAGCTGCTTTGCCATGTTAAAATATTAAATAATTTATACCTGTTCTGATATTATATGAGTCTATTTCCCAGAACCTTACATATCTTCCTTCTACAAATATACTAAATTGTTTATTAATTTTACTACCCATAATAAAACCCACGTCAAAGTCAATGTTTACGCCATCATACTCATAAGAATATCTACTTAAACCCATGTGAAATGGATATATCGAACCCCAAAGATGAGCCCAAAAATTATCTTTATATATGTAATAGTCTGCACCTAGTACAGCAGAAAGTTCATGTTGAAATCCCCTAACCTCTAATTGCTCCCTATTATATCTTTCAACTATTTTAGGAAACTCTTCTCTAAAAAACTCTTGATTAGTTCCTATATTTTTAATATCAGGAAACTGACTTATTGGCACGTCATCATAATGACTCCAATTCTCATAAGCATGAGGTGGTACATTTTTATACCAAATAGCTAAGTAGTTTTCTGTAAAAGGTATTTGTAGTAAGAAATCCCAAAAGCCATACATGTAAGCTAATTCCCTTAAATCATTATTATTTTTTAACCAATCATCTATTGGGGAATAACCATACACAGGGTGAGACCTATGAGCAGCACCTATAGTAATATCCAAGCTACCAAAATTTTTTCTATATCTAATTTCTGCATCTGAATATTGAAGACTTACTATATTGTTATCTACATAAGATGCTCTTGATGTAAAGTTATCAGAAATGTATCTTAGTCTATATTCATGTTGGCTAAAAATCATTTCACGATTTCTAACTCTAGAAAACTCTAAAAGATACTCTAGTCCTGAAGCGTTTGATATAGTAGCATAATCACTAACTTCATTTTCTTGACCTGTATAAAATTGATTTTGTTTTACCTGATAATCAAACCTTGCTATTTTTCTAAGACCAAAAGTTAAATTTATTCCAGGAGGATTAGATCTTGTTATCTCACTTAGATTTCCTGCACCACCAAAGTTTTCCACACCACTTACCAAAAAATCTTGTTTCTCCACAAATGGAGCAGACGTTGAATAACTTGTGTATAATGTTGCAAATCTTAGGAGCTGTGCACTTGCACTTGTTGTCCATATTAATAATATTAAAATTAATTTTTTCATTACGCCCCTCTTACCTTTCTAGCTACAGCTTTACTATACTTAGCAAACTGTTTACCTTTTCTTCTAGCTTTTCTTTTAGCTCTATTTGTTGCAGCTTTTTGACTTGCAGTTAAAGACTCTCTAACAGACTTAGGTAAATATCTTCCTCTTTGACCTACAGGTTTTTTCTTATCTTCTTTGCTAACATAATCCCAATCTTGATCACCCCAATCCTTTAAACTTTTTTGTGATTTTCTTAAAGCCTTACCCATTATCTATACCCTCCTCCTGCTTTTTTATAAGCCTTAGCAAGCATTTGAGCCTTTCTTGCAGACCACTGACCAGGAGCTCCACCTTTACCTCCAGCTTTTATTCTATTGAATATACGCTTTCTCATTTCTGGTTTTGTGTAATTACCAGCTTTGTTTACTGTACTTTTTCTTTTTACTGCTTTTGCCATATTACCACTTTACTTTATCTGCCCAATAAGCTGCAGACATTTTACCTTTTGCTATATTTTTACCATGCCTCGCCTTAAAAGATTTTCTTTTAGCTTTCATTCTAGCACTTTCTCCCTTTTTAGGGGCTCCTGCTGTTCCAGATAATGTTCCAACTTTTTTACCTTGTTGACCAAACCTTATTGTTTTTATTTTATCTCCTTCTTTGGCTACTACAATATGAGATTTAGTAGGATGATTAGGTGTACGTTTTGCTTTGTTATAACCTGATACTCCTGCTTTTTTTAATCTATTATCTTTTTTTATAGCTTTAGCCATTCTTTTTATTTGCAAACTTTTCTACTCCTGATATTCCAAAGCATCCTAGAACAACCCATACAAAAGAATTGTATACATATTCATTTATTATTAATCCTTTTCCAAGCCATCCTGTAACAAGGTCTGCCACCATGATAAGGCACATTATAGAAAAAGCTATAAATCCTATTATAGCCTTCTCATTCCAATCATTATTATCTTTAAAGATTTCCATTTTTATCGAACTTCAAATATAAACTCAAATTCTAATCCTACAGCACTATATGTTTCTGAAGCTGTTGCAACTCCAACAAAATAAATAGCTCCATCTTCAGATGTATTTTTTGTACCATCAGCATTACTAGCTATTCTTTGTGCATCAGTTGGACTACCAGTTGAAAATACAGGAAGCTCCACATTATTTGCAGCACTTTTACCAGGTATATTTCTATAAAGTCTATTATCTGTAAGATCATGTAGTCCCCATTCAGAAACATCTACTATAACTTCACCTAAAGGATCACAAAGAGCAGCGTTAGGATCACTTTGATTTATTGCTGTGCTTGTAGCACCTGCATCACCCATAGAAACAGTTCCATTACCAAAAAAATAAAGCTCTATATCAGAGGAATGATCTTGTTTTCTATAAACTCTAATATATTTTAGTACAGAAATTCCATCTCTAGGACAAGCATTGGGTATCTTTGTTAAAGCAAAAATATTTTGTCCATTACTTACTGCACCACCAGCATGACAAACAGGTATAACTTTTACTCTATGATATTTTCCTTGTATCATTATTTTTTATTTTAAATTTTTTATTATATGCAAATGTAGCAATTATTTTTTAATTATAATAAAATTATTATCTTTGACAAAAGTTTAATTTAATTTAATGAGGAATTACTTAAAATATTTAAGTGATACCATTTACTTATTTCAAAGGAAATACAGTTTAACAGATAATCAATTAAAGTTTCTTTTGTTTATAGGTGATGAAAAAGGTTCTTTTACAAAACAATATATTAGAGATAATATGTATATTAGTAAAAATTTTATTGATCAAAAGTTTCCAGAACTTGTCAAAAAAAATTATATATTTGTATTTGAAAAAAGACCTTGGAATAGCAACATACCTAATAAGTATAGAGCAACAAGTAAAACAAACAGGTTAGTAAACAGATTTTATAACGTCCTAGAAGGACACGAACAAATTTAATATGTATCACTCAAAACAAAAAAAAGCAACAGTTGGTGCTAAAATGAAAAAAGCCTTAGGTGGAATGGCTATGAAAAAAATGCAGATGATGGAAAAAGGTGGAAAATTACAAATGGTTAAAGGGCCAGATGGTAAAATGGTTCCATTCTTTGCAGCAGATGGAAAAGGAAAAATGGCAATGGGGGGATCAATGGGAAGTAAAGAAATGATGGAGAGTATGAAGAAAGATGACAAGATGTTAGGACATGGAGGTAAAATGAAAAAAATGGGTCATGGTGGTAAAGTTAAAAAAGCAGGTGGAGGTGTAATGATTGTTATGCCTGTAAAGCCTGTAAAAAAATCTAAAAAGAAAGCAGCTATGGGAGCTAAAATGAAAAACATGAAAGCTCGTTATGGTGCTAAAATGTAAAAATAAATTTAAATGAAGTCACCCCTAGTAAAGGGTATTGGTGAAGTAGTCACTGATTATGGTACCAAAATAATAAGGATATTTAAAAAAGGGCTACTGGGACGTAGCCTTTTTGATTTCTATGGAGATATCAAAGCCAATGCTCTTAGAGTAAAAGAATCTACAAATGTACCTACAACTCCTTTTGATAAAGAGGGTGGAGTTTTATATGTAAAGTCTTCTGATGGAAAACTATTTTATAAAAGTAACGAGGTTAGTGAAACAGACTTAACTAGCACAGCAGCTAGTATAGGGGATCTTACAGATGTTGATCTTACTGGCACTGTAGTAAATCACATATTAGTTTTTGATGGAAGTAAGTTTAAGACTAGGTTAGCACAAGATGTTATTAATACTCCAGCCATATTTACTTTCACTACTCAATCATTTTTGTCTTCTAATTTTCCTACAGGAACTCAATTAGTGGGAGATAGTAGTGTTGTATTTAAAGCTGCTAGTGCTATTTCATTTACTGCTACATATTTTCCAGATGGTGCAGCTCCTAACGATGCTAAAATACAAATTAAAATACTTAATGCTTCAGATACAACTATATTTAATGATGGTTCAAGCAATATTACAGCTAGTTCCTTATCAAGCTTTACAAATTTAAATAGCATGACAGCTACTGCTTTTACATCAGGGTCAAACTCATTTGCTATAAATCATCCTATACCATCTAGCACAAGTACATCTACTTACCCTAGTATACAATTTCAATTATCAGTTCAAGAAACTCTTGGTGGTTCTTTTGTTAACTTTACTACAACAACTTTAACAGTTAGTTTTGCAAATAAAATATTTAGTGGTGTAAGTGATCAAACTAGTTTAACTGAGAGTCAAATAGAATTATTAAGTCAATCTTCAACTACTACAAGTTTTACCTCTTCAACTTCAAGTTTAACTGCAGGGTCAGGTCAATTTTTATATAGGGCTGTACCTGCAAGATATACTGATTATCATATAAATTATACTAATTCTGATGGTACTACTTTAGATACAGGAGATACTTTTGGTTTTACATATAATGGAATTACTTGTCCATTTATTAAGTTAAGTCCAGTATCTGTCAGAAATAGTAGTAGTTTTGTGGAAGATTATGATGTTTTTAAATCAGTAAAATCTAATTTAGGTAGTGGAACTATAGCTTTTTCAACAAGTAGTTTAAATAAATCTAATACTATTATTGGTATTACTAAAAGGAGTGCTCATTCAGATATGCAACCTGATGATTTAAAAGCTGCATCAACAGGAGATACTTTAAACACTAACCAAACTTTTATAATTCAAAGTAGCATATTAACTTCTGTTACAGGAACTTTTAATTTAAGTGTAAGCTCTGGTCATGGTTTAGGTAATACCATTAAAGTATTTTTTGCGTTTCCAGATCATATGACTAATGCTGATGCAGTAAAATTTAATCTTCCAGGATCTCCAGTTGGTGGATTTAGTGGTGGTAATAGCCCAAGCCCACATACTTTAGATGATGTTGAAAATGCAAATGGATTTTTAGAAAGGTATAGAATATATATATCAGATAATACTAATATATTATCAAGTGGAACTTCTGGAACAATAACTTTAACAGCTACAACATAATAAAATGTCAGTAAATATATTAGGAATTTTAGGTCAACAAGGAACATCACCATTTAAGTTAATTAATGGTAAGGATGTAGATTTAAAAAATGCAACAGATGGAACTGGAATAACAATAAGTGGTTCAGACTTATTATTAATTGATGATGTAGATCAAACTTTTAGCTTTGAAGGTGTAGATGGTTTAACAGGGGGTGGGGCTCAAGCTAGTACAAAAAAGGTAACATTTAGTCAAGTGTTAACTTATATTAATAGTAATATAAGTTCAACTGCTATTGGAATAGCAGGGCCTACAAATGGCGATGTAAGTATAAGTTCTGATGGTAATATAACATTTATTTTAGATGATGATGATGATGAAACATCTCAATCTTTTTCATTTAAAAATCATACTACAGAAATTGCTAATTTAGATGAAAGTGGTAATCTTCAAATAGATGGTGGTATTACTACAGGTTCAACATCATTTGTTAATAGCTCAGGTGTAATTCAAGTAGCTACTCAAGGTACAATAGATCATGATTCACTTGCTAACTTTGTTGCAGAAGAGCATTATAGATGGGATACTGATATAAGTAGCACTGCTACAATACATGCAAATAATATACCTACATTAAATCAAAATACATCTGGAACAGCTGCTGGTTTGTCTGGTACTTCTCTTACAAGTGTAAATTCAATATTAAACACATCTTTAGTAGCAGGTAGAGATGCTGATAATCAAATTAAATTTAGTACAGATAATCAAATAATATTTAGAGTTAATGGTGGTGATGGTATAACAATGAAAGCTTCAGGAGAAATAGAGGCCACTAAATTTGATGGGGCGTTAGAGGGAAATGCAGATACTGCAACACTGGCTGCTGGATTGTCTGATGGAGCAACATCAACAGGAGATACTTTTACTTTTAGATCATCAAATGCTAATGATCCTTTATTTATAATAAAAAATACAAATGATGGAGCTAATGGTCCAAGATTAAAATTACTTAATGATAGAGCTTCTGATGGACAAGATGATGATGAAGCTGGTATTATAGAGTTTGTAGCTAAAGATGATGGAACCCCAACAGAAAATACATACGCTAAGATAACTGGATTAGTATCTTCAGCAACTGCAGGATCTGAAGAGGGAACTCTTGAATTTAAAGTGAGTAATGGAAGTGGGGGAGATTTAACAGCTTTAAAATTAGATGGTGATGGAACTCATAATTTTTCAGGAACAGTAAGTGCTACTACTTTTATTGGTGCTTTAACTGGAAATGCTACAGGTTTGTCTAGCACACTGGCTGTATCTAGTGGAGGAACAGGAGCAACAACTCTTATGGAACTATTCTTCAATCTAATGCTTCTTTAGGTTCAGACATAACTGTAAATTTACCTAATTCTTCTGGAACTTTAGCTTTAACTTCTGGAAGTGTTGCTACATTAACAAATGCTAGAACTATAGGTGGAGTATCATTTAATGGTAGTGCTAATATAGATTTACCTGGTGTAAATACAAATGGAACCCAAAGTATAGAATACACTCCAACAAGTTCTGAGCAGGCAGCAGGTAATAATTCTGCTATAATAATTAAAGAAGGAAATACAACTACAGTTGCAGGTAAGGTTTATTACTTGGCTCCAAATGGAACTTGGGTATTAGCAAATGCTGGGGCAGAGGGAACAAGGAGTGGTTTACTTGGAGTTGCAGTTGGAACAAACTCAACAACAAATGGTATGGTTACAAAAGGGCTTGTTACTATATCAACTCATGCTACAAGTGGTGGTGTTGGAAAAACAGTTTATCTACATACTACAGATGGCTTAATGACAACAACTGCTCCTAGTTCAGTTCGTATTTTAGGAGCTATAGTTAAACATCATAGTAATAGATGTGAAGTATATTTTAATCCTGATAATTTTAATGGGCAAGCTGCAAATCCAGCAGGTTCTTTTACAGATGACTACTCTTTAACTTTTGATGGTACTGGAGATTACGCTACTGCTCCCCTTACTAATCTGCCTGATTGGGGTAAATCAACAGGAACTTATAGTTTTTGGGTTAATTTAAATATTACAGATGATGCAAGTAAATATTTAATAGCTTTTACAACTGGTGATGGAAACTTTAATGATTTTATTATATTTCATTATTATAAAGTTACAACTGGAAAATATGCTTTTATTGCTCGACAAAGAAGAACAATTAGTGGGACTACAACTAACGCTACCACTGTTGCACAAAAAAGTTCAACTTATCATGGTAGACCATTTTCAAGAGTTAGTAGTGATTTTACAAGTATACAAGAAAATTATAATTCAATAAGAACCAGTGACACATGGACACACATAGCTGTAACTTGGGATAAAGATGATACATATACAACTAGTGGGACAACTTTTAATGGAAATCAAATTATTTATGTTAATGGCACAAAAGTTGGAGATGGAACAAGCACTCTTCCAGGTAATAATGCTGTTGGTACTTCAACTGAAATGGATACAGCAAGAACTGCTGATCTAACTACTATGTATATAAGTACTATAAGTTCTAGTCATACTATGGCTAATCAAATAGTAGGTGATATTGCTATTTGGTCTAGTTCTTTAAATGCAACTAATATTGCTGCAATATATAATAGTGGAACACCTACTGACTTAAGTGTTAATGCTGGTAACTATGATCAACAAGGTAATTTAGTTGGGTATTGGAAAATGGAAAATAATGCAAATGATTCAACTAGTAATAGTAATAGTTTATCACTTTATGGTAATACAGCTTATGTAAATGATAGTCCTTCAACTTAAAATAATATTATGGCAAAATACGCAATACTAGATGCAGAGATGCACGATTTTATATCTCACGATAGATTTTTATATAATGATTATAAATGGAATTTGGATAACACACAATTTATTGTAAAATACGTTGGAGCTCAACCAACTTTTATAAGTGGATATCAAGAGTATACCAATGATGAAATTATGGTTATAGTTAATACTTATGGAAATGGTTGGGTAATAGAAGATATTTAAAATATTATTCATATATTTGTAAAAATAAAAAATTAAAATGGCGACAGTAACATCAAAATTAACATTAACAAGTTCAGACTTATTATCACAACCATTAAGTTTATCTGTAAGTAAAGCTTTAACTGTAACTGCAACTACAGGTTTAGCTCGTAATAAAATAACTTCTACATCTAAAGGTACTGCATCTGGTCAAGTGACATTACATACAGCAGCAGATTTTACAGCTCCTGCTTATATATACATAAAAAATACAGATACTACACTATCAGATCATGTAATAGTATATGATGGTACCTCAACTGATAATCCTATATTATTATTGTTACAGGGTGGAGAATTTGCTTTTATGCCCTTAAATAGTTCTATAGACTTAAAAGCTTACGCTGTAACTAGTGGAACTATAGTTGAGTTTATGGTATTTGGTACAGAGGCTTAAGATTTAGAGGTATAATACTTTTTTCCATCTTCACTCTTTAACTTTCTGCAGGCATCACATCGACATCCTTTTCTATAGGCTGTTAATGATGGACAAGGTTTACCCTTTAAATGTCTGGCTGCACTATAGTTACAACTCTTGTGAGAGAAAGCAATATTATCAATATCAAAAAATAAACCCCTAGGATCTTCTGAGTGAAGCCAAGGGGTTTTATGTTCTATGCTCATTTCTTTCTCGTTTTTTATTTCTGATCCACACTGATAACACCAGTGCATATCTAACTTTTTTGCTAACTGAAACATTAAGTTTTTCTTTAGCTTATTTGAAGCAGTTGATGGATTCATTCCAAGTTGCTTAGATTTATCTTTAAAAGCCTTTGTTTTATTCCAACTATAATTTGGTTTTCTTGACACGTTTTTTAGATTCGATTTTATTTAAAGTTCCATAAACATAAGCACTTTGCGTATCCTTATCTCCAGGAAACTTTTTTCTAGCTCTACGCTTTAGATCTCTTTTAAGTGCTTTAGGCATTTCTACTTTTTCTTATAGCTTCTTTACCACGCTTGAATATACTAACAACTTTACTTTTACCCATAACCTTTGCTCGTTGCTCACCTACAGTTAGTATCTGTATCTTTCTAGCGTATGGCTTATTAATTCTCTTTACCTTAGCAACAGTAGCTCTAGCATCTGCTGGTGTAGCAAACTTAATACTAACAGTATCTTTAGGATTCTCATCAGTATATAACCTTCTACCACTACCCTTTGGTTTTTTACCTGTACCAACTTTTGGATCACGTTTAACAGCTTTAGCCACCTCTATGAACTTCTTGAATATCAAACTCAGCAACAAGGCTTGCACCTTTGTGTGGGACAAACTTACCTGTATGCTTCATAAGCTTGTATTGATTCTGTCCTTTCTTCATCCAATGAAAACCAGATGGTGCTTTTATACTTTTAGTTTTTTTCTTTAATACTTTTGCCATGGTAATTTTTTTTGCAAGATAAAAAAAATATCAGATATAAAAAAGTTGGGGGTTATATACTATATAACACACACGCACGCACGACCCAAAGTCAATATTTTTTTGGCGGGTAGTCTTGCAATTTTTATATTTTATTTTTTGTAATGTCGTTTTTT